GAAGGTAGATTAAAAAAACGAGACCTAGAAGGAATACCAGGATTAAATCTAGATCGTTTTCATATTATAGGTAGCCAACAAGGTAAGATTCTACATGCTGAAGAATACCTACAAATTGCTGAAAAAATCATTAATGAAATTCCTGGTAGCGTTTTGATAATAGACTCATACTCTGCACTATGTACAGAAGCAGAAATAACTAGCGATATGGATAAGATGCAAAGAGCAGATGGAGCAAAACTATTAGCTAAATTTTGTCGTAAGGTTGCTAATGTTATTCCAGTAAATAAAACTATTGTTATCGGGATCACTCATTTAATGGGTAATCCAACGGGTTATGGGGCTGAATTTAAAGAGAAGAGTGGTCAGGCCATAGCCTATCAAACAGATATAAAAATGCGAGCAAAAACATTTAAGCCGTGGATACTAAGTTCCGATAATACACAAATAGGACAAGAAGTAGAATGGCAAACAATCTGTTCAGCATTAGGACCTCCAGGAGGATCGATCACAAGTTATATTCGATATGGTCAGGGTATTGACAAACAAATGGAATTGATTACAATTGCTTGTGATATTGGTCTAATAGATAAGGCTGGTGCTTGGTATACTTTGTCTTTTCTAAATGATGAAAAAACAAAATTTCAAGGAACAGAAAAAATCAGAAATTTCTTAATTGAAAATCCAAAAGTTTATGATCAATTATATGGAGAAATTAAGAAAGTTATTGGAACGAAATAATGCAAGTGATTGATCTTGATGGGAATATTTCCTCATGGAATATTTCTGGTAATTCATCTAAGGCTAACAATATTAATAAATCTAGCTTTCATTTATTAGCTAGAGATATTATTAAAAAAATATACCCGACAATGCCACTCTTGGAAGAAGTTACCATAAATATTAGAAAATCAGAATTTCTATATTTGGATTTTTATATTCCTATGATTAAAACTTGTATGGAAGTACATGGAGAACAACACTATAATTTTACTCCTTTTTACCATGCTAACATGATGGCCTTTTTGAAATCTCAAAAAAGGGATAGGGATAAAAAATCTTGGTGTGAACTTAATAATATTCAGTATATAGAATTACCTTATAATAAAACAGATGAATGGTCGGAGCTAATTAATAATGCAAAAAACAGCTAAAGAAGAAATGCAAAATTGGGATACTATTCTGGATGAATACGAAAATAATATAGGCCTACCCAAATATTCTAATACTTCGGAATCTCTACCAGAATCTGAATTAAATGAATATCTGACTATGGATAGAACTGTTCTAGAAAAATTATCACCAGAAGATTGTGCTCAAATTTCTTACAGATTGGGTCAATTTTCTTTCCATATTCAACGAACATGCAACAGAGAGGTCGCTAGATATAATTGGGCAGAAGAAACTGTCAAAGAGACAATAGCCGACGAAATCAATAACTATAAAGGCTATGGATATGTTGAGAAATCATTACAAGCTATTAAACATAATGATAAGGCACAAGCCCTAAATAATATCAAAAAATATGCCAAACAAAGATCCGATAGATTACTATATATAGCAACCGCTATCAAGAATTTATCAGATATCTTACTTTCTATACAAAGGAATAAACTAAAAAATGGATCTTAATAATCTAAATCCAGAGCAGATTAAGTCTCTTATAGGTTTATTGTCTGCTCTTCTACCCACAGAAGAAAAGCACGAGAGTGACGTACCCAATAAACCAACTAAGCTTAAAACTGCTAGAAGCAGAACTAAAGGTAGTAGCACTAACAAGTTTGATAAGATGCCAGAAAGAAACTCTCACAAAGCAGATGTGGAGATAGATAAAAAATTAATAAAATATCCTCCAACAGAGAGGTCTCGACACTTTCAGTATATTGAAGTAAAATGTCGATGCTGCGGCAAAACCGAAAAAGTTAGTCCAGCATTAGTAATGGAAAAAGATAGATACAAGTGTAATAAGTGTTCAATATCAGCAGGATAAAAACTATATGATGATTCTTTGTGACCCTTCAGCAGAAAGGGCGGTTCTTGCAATCTTATGTCAACAAGGAGAGCAAGCATATTTGGAAGTTTCTGAACTCGTCAACGAAAATACGTTTACTATTGATAGTAATATTGTTATTTTCAAATGCTTAAAACAACTATTCTCTAATCATCCTAACAATAATGTTGATATAGCATCAATTTTTTCTTCTGCTAAAGAATTAAATCTTGATCATATTTTACAGAAAAAAGAAGAAACACAGCATCTAAAAGCAATTTTAGATTTTCCAGTTAATCATAACAATCTGTTACAATTTACCTCGAAAATTAAAAAATTCGAGATAGCTAGAAAATTACATAAAAAATTAGAAGATATACAATCCGAGATATTGAATCTTGATGGTACAGAATCTATCACTCATATCCTGAGTATAGCAGAAGATCCTGTATTAAGTTTTGGCACATCATTAGAAGATGCGGATAACAATCCTATCCCAGTGTCGGATGGTCTCGCAGATTATGTACAACATCTAATAGACAGTCCATCTGATCAAGTTGGTATATCTACAGGATTTCCTGCTTACGATTTTGCTATTGGTGGAGGCTTAAGAAAGAGCACAATTAATGTTATAGCAGCAAGGCCGAAAACTGGTAAAACATTACTTGCGGACAATATGGGTTTTCATATAGCCAATAAACTTAAAATTCCAGTTTTGAATATGGATACAGAAATGACTAAAGAAGATCATATTCATAGACTGTTGGCCATGATGACAGAAATAGAAATCAATAAAATTGAGACCGGAAAGTTTGCATCTGTGCCGACACTCAAAACGAAAATTGATCAATCTATAGAAGATTTACATAACACGCCACTATTCTATAAATCTATAGCCGGTAAAGCATTCGAAGAACAATTAGCTATTATGAGAAGATGGATTATAAAAAATGTTGGATTAAATTCCGATGGTACAGCAAAACCCTGTGTAATTTTTTATGATTATCTAAAACTCATGGACTCTGCTGGAATGTCACAAGATATGAAAGAATATCAGGTTTTAGGATTTATGATGACTAGTTTACACAACTTTGCGTGTAAATACCAAATCCCTATTGTGGCATTTGTTCAATTGAATCGAGACGGTATCACCAAAGAGAGTACTGATACAGCAAGCGGCTCGGACAGAATTATCTGGTTGTGTTCAAATTTTAGCATCTTCAAAAGGAAATCAGATGAGGAAATAGCAGAAGATGGACCAACAAATGGTAATAGAAAATTAGTACCATTGATTAGCCGTCATGGTGCCGGACTTGACGATAACGATTACATCAACTGTCATATGAAGGGTTGGTGTGCTAAAATTAGTGAAGGTAAAACAAGATTGGAGTTAAAGAATGGAAACGATAATACCGGCTTCGAAGTTCAAGATGATGAGCAAATCCCCTTTACTTGACCAAAGCAAGCTTAAAATTATATGTGATCAATTATGTGATCGTATAGAAGACTTGCTGGATTTTTTAAACTTGGAATATAAAATGAATTCTAAGTTTATTACAATGAAATGTCCTATACATGGAGGAGATAATGAGTCAGCATTGAACTTATACTATATTGGAGATTCCTATAGAGGCAATTGGAAGTGCAGGACTCATCAATGTGAAAAGGTCTTCAAAGGATCTATTCTGGGATTTATTAGAGGGGTTTTATCGCACAAAAAACATGAATGGACAGAATCCAAAGATGATACCGTATCATTTATGGAAACTGTAAAGTTTGTACAAGAATTCTTGGACATTGATCTGAATGATCTAAAAGCTAATAATAAAGAAATAGAGAAATCTAGATTTGTTAATAGTTTAGCACTGTTACAAAATAAACCAACAACAACACAATCCGGTATTACTAGATCACAAATTGTAAAATCACTGGATATACCAAGTAATTATTTTATACAAAGAGGATTTAGTCCGGAGATTTTGACCAAATATGACGTAGGTGATTGTTCCAAGCCCGGTAAAGAAATGTTTGGACGGGCCGTGGTTCCGATATACGATACGGATCGTAATTTCATGATAGGATGCACTGGCCGCTCTCTAGACACGGATCTTAAACCCAAGTGGAGGCATAGTTCTGGTTTTAAATCAGAGGAAAACCTCTATAATTTCTGGTACGCAAAAGAACATATACAAAAGACCAGAACAGCAATACTCGTAGAGAGTCCGGGTAATGTTTGGAAGCTAGAGATGTGTGGGATACACAATAGTGTAGCTTTGTTTGGAGCTAATCTAGCAGATAAGCAGAAGATGATATTGGATACTTCTGGTGCTATGAAATTAGTAATCATCATGGATTCTGATGAAGCAGGAGAGACAGCGAGAACCTTGATTGACAAAAAATGCGGCAAAATCTACAATATACAACATATACGCATATCAAAAAACGATATTGCGGAATTGACCGATCAAGAAATACAGGAAGAAATTATAACAAAGATAACTTTATGACAAAAATTATAGCATTCTCTGGTAAAAAACAATCTGGCAAAAGTACATCTGCTAATTTTATTTATGGCTTATTTCTCTCGGACTATGAACTTTTTGATAGTGTTGCCATTACTGATAAAGGTCTGATAGAAGTCAAAAAGAATAATTCTTCAGAATACTTGGTTATAGATATTACTAAATATTATCATAATATTGGAGAGATAGATACTGATATCAAAAATTTGATAGATCAACTCAATGCTAGAATTAAAATATATAGTTTTGCTGATATACTTAAAAAGGATATATGTATGGATATTTTTGGTATGACATATGAGCAATGCTATGGTAGTGATGAGGAAAAAAATCAGATTACCGATCTAATTTATAATGGTCAGAATATTACTGGCAGAGAAGCTATGCAGATTATTGGTACAGATATGTTTAGATCTCTGAAGACAAACGTGTGGCCGGAATGTTTGATGAGACGCATCTCTAATGATAGTCCTGATGTTGCTATCATTAATGATTGTAGATTCCCTAATGAGGTTGATATTCTAAGAAATAGTGGTGGAAAAGTTGTTAGACTAACTAGACATTTACCAGATATATCATCAGAACATATATCTGAAAAAATACTTGATAAATCAAATTATGATTGGAATAATTTTGATCACATATTAGATAATGAATCAATGACAATAGAGCAACAATGTGAAGCTTTATACCAAATCCTATTACAAGAAACCGAACCAAAAGCATGATTATTACCTATTTTAGATCGTCTAGTTATAACGCTCACTCGATGTGTGAGCAACAATATTTTCTCGAATATGTATTAGGCTGGAGAGGTCCATCCAACAAAAAAGCAGATAAGGGAACTATTGTACATAAAATCCTAGAAATTCTAGCTTTCATAAAAAAGGGAGAACAAGATCAAACAGATATTATTAGAGATGATATACTTGGCGATATCGATATCAATAATTATGCATTAGACAATATTATAGATAAAGTTTATGAGCACTATTCTAGTGTGAACACGCACCACCAGTGGCTTGACTCGGACCATTCCGACTGCTACAATTGGGTCTATAAAACATTAAAGTACAACAACGGAATGTTCGATCCAAGGAATAGATTTATTGTCAGCCCAGAACAGCATTTCGATTTTGAGATTAAAAAACCCTGGGCAAAATATACCTACGATACTCCAGATGGTAAAATTAATGGTTATTTAGCACTCAAAGGTACAATAGATCTTATTACAAAAATAGATGATGGATTCTATGAGATAGTTGACTGGAAAACAGGAAGACGCATTAACTGGGCAACCGGAAAAGAAAAAACACAAGAAGTTTTAGAAAAAGATCCTCAATTAAGAATATATCATTATGCTGCTAGTCATCTATATCCTGATGTAGAAAATATTATGATATCAATTAATTTTATCAATGATGGCGGCCCTTTTTCTATTTGCTTTAATAAGTCGGACTTAATAGATACTGAATTAATGTTAAAAGAAAAGTTTGATATAATTAAGAAAACACAAAAGCCCAGATTAAATAAAACATGGATGTGTAGTAAACTATGTCATTTTGGAAAAACAACCTTTGAGAACAGTCATATTCATCCAACAATAGAATATAGAGAAAATCAAGTATGTAAAACAGATACTATTATGACAAAATGCGAACAGGTCAAACATGATATAGAAATCAAGGGCATGAATAACGTTGTCGAAGAATATAAGAACAAACATCACACTTTTGGACATTATCAAGCACCCGGACAAACAGATAAATGAAATCATATATACCATTACATGTTCATACTCATTATTCATTATTGGATGGACTCTCTAAGCCAGATCAAATAGCAGACAGGTGCTCAAAAATTGGAGCAAGATCTTGTGCTATCACAGATCATGGCAACATATCTGGAGCAGTCAAATTCTATAAAAGCATGACTAAGAAAGGAATTAAACCAATTCTAGGATGCGAATTATATATATGCTCTCAAGATGCTTCTATAAAGAATACTGATAATAAAAAATTAAGCCATTTAGTCGTTTTAGCAAAAAACTATACTGGTTGGAAAACTCTAATTAAAATTGTAACAGAATCCAACAAAGAATCAAATTACTATTATAAGCCAAGATTGAGTCTAAATCAGCTGGCTCAATTAATAGATGGTAATATAATAACATTTGCTGGACATCTAGGCTCAACACTATCCGACACTATCACCAGCCATACCAATAATATAGATCCCAATTGGAAGAATTTAGCTGTTAATGAAATAGGTTTAATGAAAGATATTTTTGGTAAAGATAATTTTTTCCTTGAATCTCAACTAATGGATCATGCCAATACTCCTTTGCAAAAACATGTAAACGATTGCATTAGAGAACTAGGTATTTACACAAATACTAAAGTAGTCTGCACACCAGATGCCCATTATACAGAAAAAGAGGATTCTGCCGACCAGAGAGTATTACTTTGCAACAATCTAAAGACAACATTTCCAGATATCAATAGAAAAATTCTTAATAAAGAAGATTTTGGAATGGATTGTTTCTTCTTAAGTGATAATTTTCATATATTAGATAATGATGAGATCTCTAGTTTGCATACTCAAGAAGAGATAGATAATACTAATCTTATAGATAGTATGTGTGAAAATTATGATATTACTAATAAACCATCTTTGCCGGTTTTTGAGTGTCCCGAAGGATTCGATGAACCAGAATATCTCAGACAATTATGTAGGGATGGGTGGAAAAACAAAATAGCTAATAATATATCAAAAGATCAGCAAGATATTTATGTAGAAAGAATAAAATACGAATTATCTGTTTTACAAGGCGCTGGTTTGTCTAGCTATTTTTTGATAGTACAAGACATAGTTAATCATGTACGATCCAATAATTGGCTTCCTGGACCGGGTAGAGGTTCTGCTGCTGGGTGTTTAGTCTCGTATTTAATAGGGATTACAGCAATAGATCCTATTAAGTATAACTTAATTTTCGATAGATTTTACAACGCTGGTAGAAATACAAAAGATCGTATTAGTATGCCAGATATTGATGTTGACGTACCTATTAATAAAAGAGAAAATATCATACAATATATCAAGAATAAATATGGTACCAATAAAGTATCTCAAATGATTACTTTTAATACTATGAAAGGTCGTGGCGCTCTTAAAGATGTATTGAGAGTATATGGTAATATATCTTTTGAGGAAATGAATAATATTACTAAGTTTATACCTGACGAGGCAAAAATTGCAGACGAATTGCAAGAAATGAAAGAAGACGGAGGAGAAGCATCCATCATAAGATGGGCTCTAGAAAACAATAGGAATGATTTAGAACAATGGTGTTATATAGATGATAATGATAATTTAAGCGGCCCTCTTGCAAAAAGATTCGAACAGGCTATAAGACTAGAAGGAACAAAAACTAATCAATCAAAGCATGCTGCTGGTATTGCTATTAGCCCCTTTGAACTTGGTGAGATGTGTCCGATGGTTTATGATAATAGAAATGAACAATTAATTGCCGGAATGGAAATGCAAGACTTAGAAGATTTGGGTATTATAAAGTTTGATATTCTAGGCGTAGCAATGCTAGATAAAATTATGACAATCCAAGACCTCTTACAAAAGGAGAAAAACAATGCCAACTCAATTTAAAGACGTTGCAGTAGGTCAGAGATTTGCGTTTAATGGTGAGACTTACACAAAAACCCCGGAGGAGCGAGTCTCATGCTGTAAAACACTTAATGCTGTTAAGGATACTAATCAGGAAAAATGTATGATTCTACCTTTACAAGAAGTAGAGGTTGTACAGCAGTAATATGAAGCAATTTAATAAAATCTGTGTGTTTGATATGGAAACAGACGGGGCTAATCCGTCAATATGTAGCCCGGTTCAGATAGCAGCAGTAGTAATTGATCCTAATAAATTGGAAGTCGTTTCAAATTCTGAATTTAATATTATGTTGAAGCCAGATAAACTTGAAGAAGATCCTACATTCGGATATGATGCTGATATACTAGGATTTCATTCAAAGGTTATAGGATGTAGTCAAGCGGACATATTGAAATCTTGGCAAGAAGCTATGCCCCAAAAACAAGGGTGGCAAATGTTTGTTGATTACTTAGATTTGTATCATTGTAGAACAACCAAAAAGAGTCAGTTTTCCGCACCTATTGCTGCTGGCTATAATATTCATAGATTCGACCTTAAAATAGTAAATAGACTGAGCAATAAATATGGTCATATCAATAAAGAAAATGATAGCTCTATATTTTTTCCCAGAGATGTTTTAGATATTATGAATCTGGTTTTCTATTGGTTCTACAATATAGAAGATATCAAAAGCATATCTCTGGATAACATTAGACAATATCTAGGCATATCTGGAGAAAATGCCCATGATGCTTTAAAAGATGTAAAAGATTGTGCAGAAATATTGATTAGATTCTTAAAACTACACAAAAACTTATCACAAAAAATCAAATTTAAGGATGCGTTTGCTAATGTTTGATGCTGATATTGCTAAGATGAATTTGGATTGTCCTAAAACTTGGGATCTGATATCTAGCGGAAATACCAAAGGGTGTTTCCAACTAGAATCAAGACTTGGAAGGAGTATGGCTAAAAAATTGAAGCCACACAATATAGAAGAATTATCTGCCTTAATTAGTATTATGAGGCCAGGATGTCTAGAAGCGATTAGAGACGGCAAGAGCGTTAGTAATCACTATATAGATAAAAAGAATGGACAAGAGGCAACAGATTATTTTCATCCATCTTTGGAAAATGTATTAAAAACCACATATGGGGAAATGGTTTATCAAGAGCAGGCTATGGAAATAGCCAGAATTGTTGCTGGTTTTAATCTGCAAGAAGCAGACATGTTAAGAAAAGCTATTGGTAAAAAGAAACCAGAAGAAATGGCAAAGCTAAAGATTACATTTTTGAATGGTTGCGAAAAAACCAAAATTCTAACAAAAGAACAAGCAGAAGAAATATTTAATTGGATAGAAAAGTCGCAAAGATATTCTTTTAATAAAAGTCATGCTGTAAGCTATGCTATGAATTCTTATTTATCAGCATATACAAAAGCTCATTTTCCTAAACTATTTTTTGCTTCCTATCTTAGATTTGCCAAAGATAAAATAGATCCTCAAGCAGAAAT